TCAGACATACGAATCTCAAAACTGGTCTTCTTAGGACGACCAACCTTGAAATTTATAAACATAGGGAAACGTTTAACCATAAGTTCATAAAGAACAGTAGGCAAGAATTCAACAAATCTCATTGCGAGCATTATATTCTTAGCACCAAGAGGACTAATATTTATGTTATTGATTAAGTAGAGTTGTTTAGCAAACTCAAGTACAGTCCCGTCAAATCCTTTAATGGGATTAATCTCCATACCTAAATAGGAGAAAATCTCACGATAGAATTTGGCAACCTTATCATGTGCCATGGCACCGTCATCTCCGAGGATCATGTAAATGACCTTCGATGGATGATAACCCGCACGTTGCGCAGCAATGTGGACAATGACATGGTGAGTCAATGCCAGCATCGCAAACGAAGAATAGGCACCCATAGGTTGACCAACTTCATATGAAATTAGTTTACCCTCTAAGTACCAATCCCGGGCAAGAATGTTCATTCATTCCTGTCCACCGTAACCTAGGGTATCGAGAATCTGTGCCTGTAAGCGCACGGGAAGGCGATCGGTCGCTGCTGAAAGATCCATACTTTGACACCTTTTTCCTTTTAGACCGTTCAATGATTTAACATTGAGTTGTTTAAGAAAAACTTGAATAACCCGTTGTTGATCTCTAGTACCATCTTGTTCTAATGAATCAAGATGTCTATAGATAGAATCATGAAGGGGTCTGAAAAGTACTTGTGTTCATCAGTCTGTGATCCCAATCAGACGACGTTTTCCCCTTGCTTCCTTTAAGACCGCTATGCGGCCTAAAAGGGGTATAGCATCTCACCAGATAACTATAGGTAACAAGGGTATCAAAACTATAGAGCTAAGAACGAATACAGTTAAAAGCTGGTAATATCCACGTGATCAACACATTAAACAATACAACCAGTACTTATTCGGACGAGCCATCCAACCTAAAAGATCAAAACCAATACCAAGTGTTGCTAGAGGAGAGTTAGGACCTGCCTTAACTGAAAATAGTAATAACGAGGGTTTTCCGACAGATAGACCTCTTCCGAGACCTAGAGTCGACAAAGCCTTTGTCACTTCGTGTTGAGGTAAGGTCTGACCACGACCGGTAAATTTACCGGTAATAGTCG